CCAAACAATGCGTTGTCTAATCGCATAAATGCTTGTACATCTGCATTAGATAATTTGTATGAACACGTAAATATATTTGGTGTAATGTTGTAGCTAATACTGTCTATTATCTCATTTGATGTTATTTGTGCTGGGCTACCACTACCGGGTGGTGTAAGCTCTACTTTGACCACATCACCTACTTCACGATCTAATACAGTATTTTGATTACTTGTTGTAGCTTCTGTTAAATCAACTAATAAATTATCAAATCGTATTAGTGCGTCTTTAAATTTACCTAGTAAAAAGTTTGCTGCGTCTAATACTTCACTATCGCTATTGTTATACAAACCAGTTCTACTTAACGTTCTAATTAAGTATTTACCCTGTGAAGCTGTATCTTGTACAGTTTGCGTTGTTCCAGATATACGTTGTAAAGAAACTATGTTATGTATTTCATTGTCATCATTTATATAATCTACACGTATGTATGGCACATCACTACCGTCATCACTAAACGTTGCTGCTGGTGTGCTTGGAAACGTTGTATGACGTGATTTAAAGGTTATCTTGCCGTCTTTAGACATAAACAATAGACCATTTTCGCTACGTTCAACATTTTGTAAAACAGATAATGTATTTTCACTAAGACCACTTAACGATTGCATTGTAGATATTCCTGTTTCAATACTTCTATCTGCACCGAACTTGACATTTGCGTTATCTAAAATATTACTTACTAATGTGCCACTATCGGTGCTACTAAAAGAAGCATTTATCAAGCTAGTGTTTGATAACTTCATAAATGCGTCTGCACCAATAAAATCTGCAAACGAGTTGTTTTTATCTGGATAACTTAAATTAATATCTGTTACGAACCCTACAAATAAGTCTTTGTATGTACTGCCACCGTCTGTTGTTGCGTCAATATGTATAGCTATTAATGGTTCAATTCCCGGTGAATATGGACTTGATGTATTTGTGTTTTCGTATTTACGTGCATTATTTAATAATCTTACTGAACACGTACCAGTTTTAAATGTGTCTAAATCTCTTGATCTACCACGACTAATACTTACACTTTGTACATCACTTGTTACGTCTGTAAGTGGTGTTGCACCACCTAGTTCAGCACTATCTAAAACACCACGTACTAAGTCGTCTAATGTAAATGTGTTTTGTGTAAAACCAATGCGAACACGTACTGTTGGTTGTGCCATTACAATATGTCTATTCTTGCAGCACCACCATTTTGACGCTTAAATTCTTTTGCACCCCTAGCAAATAAATCACTAGCTTCTTGATCTGTTGTAATTGGTGCGTAGTTGTTTATTGTTATACCAGCTTGTGTGGTAGGTGTAAACTGGTTAGCACTTGTAGTTGCTGTTGCTAATAAACCTGTTGCTGTACGTTGTGCGTCTATTTCATCTGCTGACACAATAGGTGCTATTTCTTTTTCACCTAATCCAAAATCTACTTCACTAAACTTACGTAGTTTTGGTATATCTATCTTTATACCAATCTTCCCTAATATTCTTTGTGCTTTTTCAGCAAAACTGTTTAACTTATCTGCAAATCTGTTAAATCCACCGATTATACGATTAATCATTTTTTCAAAATTCTTTGGTAGGTTTACTAAAAATGGTGCAACAAACTTATTAACTATTTCTGTAAACTTCTTAAATGCTGGTGCTAATGCTTGAAGTAGTAATGTAATTATTGCAATAATTGGTGGTGCTAACAATCCAAACAACTCTGCAATAGAAGATAAAAATGGTGCTACACCTTTTATAGCTTGTATTAATGACGGGCCGATTTCTTGTACCATATCTACAATTACTGGTAATAACTGTTCTGCAATAGGTAATAATTCTTCACCAAGTTGTACTTTAAGTTCTTTTACCTGTGCTTGTGCTTTCCTAGATTTGTTTGCAAAACTATCCTGCGTTCTGTTTAGATCGCCCTGCTGTACAGTTGTTTTCTTTAACAACAATTCATAAGTAGCTAATGCACGTTCTTGTTTTGTAAGTTCATCTCTTGAACTCTTACCTGTCATTTCAAATGCTTTTGTTTCTACTTCAGCTTGTGAAATAGCAATACCATACGTTTTAAGACTTTCGTTTTCACCCAATAAAGATTTAGTAAATGCTTCCAATACTGGTTGCGCACCACCCTGTACGTTAGCGAAAGAAGCAACATCACCTGCTAATGCAGCAAGTTTTGTTCCTAGATCACCAGACGCTTCAGCTGTAAAATCAATACCTTGTAATACTGCACCTGTATTTGTAAGTAGTCCCTCTAATTCAAATGCAGCTAAACCTGCTTTATTTGCAAATTCTTCTACGAAACCAGATACTTGTGGTAATGCGTCCCCAAATGTTGTTTCAAAAGCTGATCTAGCTTCACCTGCGTCTGAAGCTAAATTAACTAAATCTTTACCAACTGTACCTGCTGCAACGCCAATAGCACCAATACCAACTGCTGCTGCTTTACCTATTCCAGAAGCAACTTTGCCTAATCCCTGTAATGCCTTTTGTCCTCTTGTTAATTCTTTAACTAAATTATCAACTTTACCAAGTATTGATATTGATAATTTTTTTTCTGGTGCCATTACTTAGTTGCCTTTACTAATGCGTCAAATAACTTATCACTATAATTTTCTAATATGTCATCACGATTTCTTAACAATACTTTACCAACAACATACGATCCTTTGCCAAATTTAAAAAATGTGCTATCGCCACTTGTGTATTGATTGCCGAACCATTTTCTATATGGAAACTTTGCACCCGGTCTTGAATTAGGTAATCTTCCTACTTCAGCAGCAGATATAGCACGAGGTTTTGTACTACCCCTTACTGGTACATATTGATACCTACGACCACGTTCAAGAGTTAAAGCCATTGGGTTACGTTTAGAAGTTTTAACATTTATTTTTGCTTCTGTTCTTGTTCCACTAGCAGTAAAACCCATAGCAGATTGTCTAGCCATTGGAACTGGTTGTTTTCTAGCTAATGGTCTAATATCTGCTAATTGTTCTTTTGCTAACTCTCTATGAAACTTACTTACAGCTTTTACAACGTCTTTACTAGCGTATTGTTTAAGTTCTTTAACAATTTCTTTGATTTCGCTATTATCTACTGCAAAATCTTTAATTTTTTTTGCCATACTAATTATCGTACTTTTTGTTTATAACCCTTACTAATGCGTAAAACATTTCCATATCAAGCTGTTCTATTTCACGTGGACTTATTCCTGTTTCTATTGCTATTGAAGCAATTAAATCTATAAATCCGTTTACGCTTTTAAATTATCACTTGATCCAGTAACGTCTAGTTCTTCAACTAAACCAATCCAAGTATCGTAATCATCTGTAACGCCATTTCTTTTTGCACCAAGCCACGCCAAATACAACAACCACTCATAGCGTTGTTCTTCTTGTAATTTAGAAACTGGTACATCAAACTTACGTTCAAATTTAACAATATCTGCTGGTTTAATATTTACTTCGTACTTCGTGCCGTCTGCCATTATGACGACCATATTACCCATTACGAAGTAGCCCTAGTAATTGTTCCAGAAGTAGGAAACGAAACGGACATAGTTGCAAGTTCACCAACTGCATTAGCTACTGGTATGTGTTGATTTACAAGCACGTTTCCAGAATAGCTTGGGTTAGTTGCACTAACTGATCCACTTGTTGGTTTTACAACAAATGCTGTTGTTGAACCTAACAAAGGAAATAATGTTGCGTCCACTTCACTACTAGCGAAATCTTGTTGGAACTCTATAGACAATGTTCCGTCCTTTAGTCCACCAGTTCTGGATTGAAATGTATCACCCATAGCTGTTGTAACGATTTCGTCTGCTGTAATATCTAATGTAACACTTGCAACGTGGTCGCTTAGATCAACGCTGTTTAAGGTTACACTAGCGTCTGTTAAAACAAATTTTGCCAATGTAAACTCCTTTCAAACTTAATTTTATAGTTTAGTAAAGAAGTTAAGTTGTGTGTGTTATTCTATACCGATTGTTGCGTGAATAGAAAAACTTGGATTAGTTCCAGATATTGTGTAGTTTAATCGCCAATACTGGTCTGTAATAGCACCTGCAACACTTTGGAAATCTGCACCTATTGCAGTAATACCTGTAAATGTAATTCTGTCTGTTGGACTTGTAAAACTTGAATTGTCATCACTCTGTAATTTAAAAGTAACTGTTGGTGTTGAAGTTCCACTTACACCGTAACAATGTATGCCTACATAACATTTTTCAGTTGCACCAACTGCACCTAATTGTACACCCGGTGAATTACCACTTGCAGTTAGATCACCGTCTATCTGTACTTTGCCCTGTACAACTACATCACTTGATTGCGATTTAGAAATACTAAATGGTGCTATTTCGCCAACTGCACCAAATAGGTTATATGAAAATAGTCTTGACTTTGTAAAGTATGCAGTATTACCCACACCTGCGTCTGGTACTGTTGTAACTAATAATTCATTACCTACTGACGCACCTAGTAAAGCGTCTGGTTTGTTAGCTCCAGCTTCGTAAAAGCCGTCTAATTGTAATGTACTATCTTTAATCCCACCAAGTTTTGACCTAAATCCACCACTATTAATTGTTGTAGCGTCTAGTTCTTCAGCTGTAATATCTAAATTTACGCTTGTGATATGGCTAGATAAGTCGTAACCACCACTAAATACCTTACCGTCATTAAATACAAATTTAGCCATTTACTTCTTCCCACGCTTCATTAACATCTGGTGTGCTTTTATCATCTTTTATAAACGTGCCGTCTTTCTTCCTAGCACGTCTTTTTTTAATAGTAGTGGGTTCTATGTGTCCACCCTTTATTAATGACTTAGCAACATTTTCATCTTCTATTGTAATGGTGTCGCCTTTTACTTTCCCCATTACCTTTTTATTACCGATAATTTTATATTTAGCCATTATTGACCACCTTTACAACTATCTGGACACGATCCACAACAATTCATTAACTACTTCCTTTCGTATAAACTTCAATACTCATATTCGCACCAACACCGTCAATGCCGTTTAAATTCACATCAGCAGCATAATTGGTCATATCTACCACTCTTGCGTCTGTGTCGCTTAAACCTAATGTTCTATTATTAAATATAACCTGTCTTATGCTTGATGAACCACTACCTGTAATAAAAGCGTCTAATTTGTCTTGTGCTGTTCTGCTATCTGCACGTTGTACTGCAACCAACATATCAAATGTATATAGATCAGTTCCCCTTTGCATAGCTAAATCAAACTGTATTTCTGTTGGTATGAAGATTGCTACCGGGAAGTTTATTGCATTATCTGGAACTGTATCGTAGCAACGAAGTCCACTTATGTTGCCAACAGTAGTTTTTAGACCGTCCCTAATTTGTGCAAGTGTAGCCATTAAACAACACCTATAACTGTGCCTTTACGAAACGGTGCAATTAATCGTGTTATTTCTCTGTTTTGTTGAATATTGACTACGCCAAAATCACCAACACCAGCAACGCCTAGTGGTGCGTTTCGCATAGCAAATAGTTCACTAGCTAACATTAATGTAGCTTGTCTTATCTGTTCTGGAACACTTGCATAACCCCATTTTGCAGTTATTTCTGCACGTGGTCTATTGCTTGAATAATCTAATGGCCACTCGTGATTGCCGTCTGATATTAGTTCTACAATATAAAATGGATTTCCTTGTATTCCACCTACAACACCATTTATCGGTAATACTTGAAATTCACTAGCAGATACAGTTGTTTCGTATGTACCGTCATCATCATCATCATATTTTACGATTAGACCAGTAGTTGTTGAAATGTCATCTACACGAAGTCTGTATAAATCGTTTGTAAAAAATTTACGTGCTGAAGCTGAACCGTCTGCGTAGAACTGTCTGCCACAAAAAGCGTCAATTTGACGACTTGCTGCATTTACTGCGTCATCTAGTAAATCATCATCTGCTGTATCGCTTGTAGGTATGCCAACAAACGTCTTTAGCTGATTTTGTGTACAGTAGCCATTGGTAATTGCCATAAGATATTATCTACCTTTCTTTCGGCCTTTACCTTTGCCACCTTTCATTTTTTTACCGTAATGTTTTGGCATTACTTCTTTTTCTCTACTTTTTTTTCAGCTTTAGGTTTTGCAGCTTTAGTTTCAACTGATCCACCAGCTTTTTTAATTGCGTCTTTAACTGTTTTAGCACGTTCTGCCTTTCCATAGAGTTCATAACCCTTAAGTTCTTCTTTAAGTGCTTCTATTAAATCTTTATCTTTTGCCATAATTCTTTCCTAAATGGTCTGGTGTGTTGGTTGCCCAGCACACCAAAACCATTACATTAACTAAAAGGAAGGTGTTATTAAACCTGTTCCCTGTATTTTTGTCATACCAGCTGGGTATCTTCCAGAAGCAAAAGCACTATAACCATAAACAACCATTTTAGTTGTTAATGATCCAGCGTTTGTTTCTTCAAATTTCAACTGGAATAAATTGTCCTCAAACAAAATGTGGTCATCAGCTTTAACTACATAGATTTGGTCTTGGTCGTTACCACCACCGTCTGTTGTAGTTACATTAGCGTCTGTAATAACTGGAAGTCCTAAAAGGTTTCCAACTACGTTACCATACTTTGCTGCGTCTCCAACACCCATAGCGTTGTCTGGGTTGTTTCCTGCTGGAAGAACTAACGGTCTTGAATTTCCGTCAACTCCTGCTGTAAAGAAACCCCAACGTCTTGGGTGCATAATAATTGCAGTAGCCGGTGCAAATCTGTTTGCATTGACTTTTTGTACTGCGTCTGCAAGTTTAGGAAACGCCTCACCAACAGTAGGTGTAGCGTCTGTATATGTAACTGTGTTTTGTCCAGATACATTTCTAATACCTAGTGGTTGTCCAGAAGATCCAGAACCCTCTAACATCAAACTATCCAATTTTGAATAATAAGCTGCTACTAAGTCTTGAAAAACAATGTTTTCCAAACTGAAACCCGGTTGTCCACCTCTCTCTAATGCTTGTCTTGAAACGTCTTGCTGACCAGCGATTGTATCAACATTAACTGTTAATAATGTGTCATCAATGTTTGTTTCTTGAACAGCACTATTTTGTGTTGCTTGTTCAGCAGCTTGTGATCCAGTAGTAATTCTAGACACTTCAACTTTCATACCATAAGCCGGTAAAGGTTTTTTAGGTATTGCGTTATATACTGCTGCACCTGCTCTTGCAATCGGTGCGTACTCATCAATTAGATATTGTGGTACAACTAGTCCTGTAAAAGCACCAGTTCCAATATCCCTAGCTTCGTGTTCTTGGTGGTTGTTAAGTCTTTCTTGTGCTTTATAGTCGCCTTGTCGTGAAGCCCAAGCGTCTGCAATAAATGAGTGTTCCCCACCATTTCTATACATATCTGGTTCGTTCACTTCTACAACAGCTTCACTATCGCCTAAGTCCTCGTCCTCAACACCAAGTTCATTTCTGCTTTCCTTAACTGCTTTTAAAGTTTCAGCAGCTTCTCTTGCTTCTTCAATCTTCTCGTTCATATCTTTGATTTCAGCGTGAAGTTCATTTGATCTAGCAAATTTGCTATCAAAATCTTCCCCTGCTTCCATTTCATCAAGTTCAGCAACAAGACCGTCAAGTTCAGCTACTTTAGCTTCTCTAGCTTCAATTAATTTTTTCAATTTAATTTCCTTGTATGTTATTTCTTATACTTCTGCGTAGAGTGTGGTAAAAGTGTGATACACGCCCACGGCTATACGTCTTGATTGCGAATACCGTCCATTTCAAGTTTCAATTTAAGTAAATCCACTTTTGGATTGCTTCGCTTTTTATCAACGTCATCACTATCAGCAACTTTGTTAATAAAACTTTCTAAAATCTCTGTGGCTTGTTCACCACTTCTTGCTTCAACTAATTCTTTGTGCAAGTTTTCTATATCTACCCCACGAAGTTTTGCACCTGCCCACGGATTAGCTGGATAAGTAACAACTGAAACATCAAATAATCTTGCTTCGTTTACTTCTCTGTTTTCACCATTATTATCAAAATTATCTTTGATTGCTGCAAAAGCAAAAGACATTTCGTTAAGATCGCCACGCTTCATAGCACTTGATACTTCTGCAACTGTTGGGTTGCTTGGATCAAGTTCGGCTCGTACAAATAAACCATAATCATCTTCTTCAAGTTGTAATGTACCAGACGAAGTTCTTGCCAATGGTATGCCATCGTGATTAACTAAAAATCTAACATCATCTTGTTCTTTTAGTGTTTTCTTAAATGCACCGGGTTTAATTGTTTCGTTGTATTGTCCACGGCTATCTCTTACGCCATAAGGTTTGTCAAATACAGAAGCATAACCAGTAAACAACAATGTATCATTATCGTTGCTTTTGCGTTCTTCTACTGCACTAAATGTAAAACTTCTATTTTCAGTTTGTCTATCCATTTCTTTTAGAATAGTGTTGCGTTTTTGTGTTTCTAGTGTTTGTGATATAGCAACTGGTCTATCAAACACGTCTAAGTGTTGTGTACTCATTTTTTCTTCCTTTTTACTGTATCGTGGGTGTTCTGTTGGTAGCAGATCGTTATCGCTCTTATAAGCTGGGTTTTGTGGTCTATCGTTTTTTAGTAAATAACTAAATGCACGAAGTCTTGCAAGTCCCCACGCTTGACGACTTACACCCGGTCTATGACTTGTTGAATATGCACCAAAACCACGTCTTACAACTGCTTTTGCAGTTCCCATACGTAACTTACGCCAACTTGCCATACCCTTAACTTCTTCATTATGTTTTTCAATACGTCCTCTAATAGATTTTTCTGTGCTTTCACTAAAGTCTATGCCACCAGATTTACCACTTGCAGAACCCTTTGGGTTTTTCTTACTGCCTTTTATTTGGTCTTTCTTAGGTGCTGGTGTAGAACTATCATCACCTTTTGCTCTAGGTTCTAGTTCACCCTCACTAACAAGTTGTGCAATTTTTCTATCTGCCCAATCTGCTGTTTTCATAGGATTAGAAAACGGATTGCTACCCCATAATAAAAATGCCACATCACTCGCCCTGTATGAAGAAGGATCGTTTGGATTACTTGGTTCTCTATCTAGATCGCTCATATGCCTTTTTATCCACGCACTAGTACGAATTATTTTATCTATGCTTAATTGTTCGCCATTAGCCATTTGTCTAGCTTCACGTTTTGTTTTATCTGTAAGCCCGTCCCCTGCCCTGTTAAGATTATCTAAACCACGTTGTGCGTTCTCTTGCATAAATTTAGGTGGTTTTCTATCTACTTGTCTTAATTCTGTTTCTTCTTGTAAGTTGTTTTCTTCTTTTTGTTTTGCTTCATTAATTAATATTGCTTGTATTTGTTTTTCTGCTGCTTCGTGTGTTTTATGACAACCCATTAATCTGTTGTCGTCATCTTTGACTACTGCGTGTCCACCTACTTGATATTGACCAGTTTCGCCACTTTCTTTTTTACAATCTGGGTGATTATGAACTATTGAATATGGCATTAGTCTTGTGGTAACTCGTTTGTAGGATCGTGTTGGTCTATGCCCTGTGGTTCTAATGTAGGATCAATTAACGCACCCTGTAAACCAATATAGAACTTGTCGCCACCCTCGTATGGTTCTAAGTCCATTTTTGCCCTAGCTTCGTTTGGTGTCATAATTCCTGTACTTACTGCAACTTGAAATGACCTAACTCTACTTAGTTGGTCGCCACGTGCATATTCATCTGTGTCTAATTTAACAAACTGTTTACCCGGCAACAATGTTGTTAGTCCGTCCTCTATTCTTCTTATCCACGGTAAAAGTGTATGTCTAATAAAAGCAAGTCCATTACTTTCAATATTTGAATATACGTTTGAACCGTCTTTAGATAAAAGCAAATGTGCTGGTATTCTAAATACTCTTGCTATTTCGTGTACTATTTGATCTCTTGCAGCAATAAGTTCGTTTCCTGCTGCGTCTGATATTGCTTTCCATTTTAGACCACCAGTTAAAACAGCTGGTTTTCTATTTCTATTATGATTACCTAACCAAGTTTCTTTTAATATATTTGCTTGTTCAGCTGTCAAATCTCTGTCGGTTTCTAATACTGAACTAGGTGTACCACCCTGTCCATAGAACTGTGCAATATGTCGTTCCATAGCTAATGCAAGTCCATAAGTGTTGGAATTGGTACGTAGTGGACTAACACCTATTAGTTGACCGGGATAGCAGTACCAAATAAAATGCAACATATTGTGATGTGTAATTTTTCTGTCATATCCACCTTTGCTACTTTGTAGCATATAAACTTTCTGTCCCTCTTGCATTTCTACTTTTACTTTTTCTGGGTGTACTGGTGTAAGTTGTATTGGTCTGCCCTGTCTATCTTTGTCAACTAATATAAATGCGTTGCCGTGCATAGCCATAGATGTAATTGTTTGATGTAACAATGAAAACATTGTTAGATCAAGACTATGATTTGGTTTTTCTAAAAATTTTGGTTTATCAGTAAATATTGTCTTTTGACCGTCATAACGTAGTGTTTTTATTGGAAGTAATGCAATACTGTCTGCAATTAACGATATTGCACTATAAACAGTTGAAATACCAAGTGCAGACATTTCATTAACTTTTTCGCCTGTATAGTTATACAGACCACCCTCACGAAGTGCTAATAAATCAACAAGGTTGCCTAATGCTGCGTCCCTGTTCTCTCTTTTGAATAAACTCATCTAACTGTTAAATAACTTCCTAATATCATAAATGCACCAGCGACTACAAACGCAAGTGATACATTAATTGTATATACTCCATAAATTATAAGTCCTGCACCTATTACTTCAGCTAGTGTTGTTATATAGTTTTTCATCTATCCTTTCCTTTGCAAAATTATAATAATCTTTGTCTAATTCTATTCCTATAAAATCTAAATTATACTTTTGTGATACTAAACCAGTTGTGCCTGTTCCCATAAAATTATCTAAAACTACGCCTTTTTTAAGACCACTAACTTTTATACACTTAGCAACTAATTCTTCTGGGAATATAGCTGGGTGTTTAACTTTACCTGCTATTTGTTTTGTAATTTCTTTTGTAGCTTTTGATTTGTATGTAAAGTGCCACGCATTTGTAGTTGGTCGCCAATTTCTTCCACTTCTTTTAAAATTTCTTTCAGCATTGTTGTAATCAGTGTTGTAAGGAACGCTACTGTATTCAAGATCAATATCTGTATTACCATTTTTAGTAAAGTGGAAAATGTGTTCCCAACCGTTTTGTAAATATCGTTTACTGTTATGGGGTGTTGTATAACCTCTTACATAACCGTCTATTTCAACAGCTTTAGCCCAGATAATGCTGTTTTGTAATTTCCAATTAATATTGTCAAAAATTTTATAAATATCAAATGGTGTATTTTTTTGATATTGAATATTTACAAATAAATGTCCATTATCTTTTAATAATCTACATACTTCGTTCCACACTTGTATTGACCAATCTATGTAATCTTTTCTTGTATCGTTATAGGTATTGTAAGATTTACCAATATTATAAGGTGGACTACTTATACATAAATCAATAGAGTTATCTGGTAATTCTTTCATTATCTCTAAACAATCGCCATTGTATAATTTCATAAATTAATTATTGATACTTCTGGTTCATCATCTAACGGTTCTGGTGCAGTTATTCTGTCAAGCATTAGAACCATAGCTATAGCACCGTCAATTTTTCTTTTACTTCTACCCTTTGATAAACGCCAACCCATATCAGTGGTTCGTTGTGCTGCACTCATTACTTGATCTGTAAATGTTGGATCGCCATTGTGTCTTACTTTTGTGTTTGCAATTAAATCATAAGCGTTGCCACACGCTGGTATCATACGTGAGTGCGTCTGTGGAAAGTTTACCATTGGAACGCCACGATCTAACAATACTTGTGCTGAACGTTCAAAAAATGCTGGATCGTATGCTACTTCTTTAACTTTGTAATCTTTCATAAGTGAAACAATAAATGCTTCTATTTCTTGGTAATCCATAAAGTTTTCATCATTTGGTAGCCATATCTTAGAAAGCATATTTATTATCTCGTTGTCATCTTTTTGACCATACACTATTGCAACGCTATCGTGTCGTAGTGCCATATCTACACCAACAAATGTATCTAGTCCCGGTTCTAGTTCTAATTGTTCATCTTGACACGCCAACCATTTTTCTATTTCTATCCAGCTTTCTTCTTCTGTTCTAGTCCATTGGTTAAGGTGGTATCGCTGAAACTCGTTTATTGGTAATGACTTGTGCCTACGTCTAAGGTTCTCTATTGGCCACCAATCGTTAGGTATTGCTGGATTTACTTTTTCCCAAATACTTTCATCATCTGGTTTATCATCTTCTGCTGCACCGATCCACTTAAAATAAAATTCTGGATCATCTTGTTTTCCTGCTTCTTTTAATAAACCACGTTGATACATACGACCTGCCATACTATCTAAGTCGTGTCCAGCTGTTGTAATGTTTAGCACTAATCCGTCTTTACGTTTAGCTGTATTGTTTGATAAAACATAATGTACACGTTCTAAGTTAATATTATTCCACTCGTGTATCTCATCAGCTATAAAGCAACTGTTTCTACCACCGTCTGCTGTTCCTGCTTTTGCTGCAACTCTAAATGCTCTACCCGGTGCGTTCTTAACTTGTATTTCGTTTTCAAACGTTTCAACCATATCACGTAAAAATATACTTTCTTCGCACATAGTTTTCATAGTTCCAAACACTAGGTTTGCTTGTTCATAACTTGCAGCAGCAACTGCCACTAACGGACTTGTAACGCCACTTCCTAAGAGTTCGTACAATCCAATCGCTGCTGCTAAAGCTGTTTTACCATTTCCTTTTGGTAAACCTATTAACGCTTCTCTGTATTTTCTTTCGCCATTATCTTTAATTTCATACATTTCATAGATTATTGCTTGTTGCCATTGATCTAACTTAAATGGTTCGCCAAAAAAATCGCCCTCACCGTGTACGCAAAACTTCTCTATAAACTTAACAACTCTTGCACCTTTTGTTTCTGGTAATTTAATCATTATTCTTCTTCCAACATTTTTATACGTGGATCAATCAACTCTTTTTCTTCATCATCTTGTAAAAGCTGTTGAAGCTGACGAAAGCCCATAGCATTTTCACTAAAGCTAATACCAAGTCTTTGACGACTAAGTGGTGTTAATCCAAGTTCTTGTTCAAGTTTTAATATTTTTTCTTCTAATTTTAATGTAAGAATAATTAATGGATTTACAACTGGTTGCCCTTTAGAACCTACATCAATAAGACCACCATTACCCATATTTTGAATTGTACGATTAGCACGTTCAACTTCATCATAAAATTGAAATAATCTATAAAATGCTGGGAAGTCAACTTTTTGTGCTGTTTGTGCTAAATCGCTGTCCCAATACTCGTTCCAATACTTGCGTGTTTTTGTAAGCCACCTAGAAATAGGTTTTGGTGTTTCAAATTGTTTACCACCCTGTATTACACTCAATGAATTGTCCCTATGTCCCTGTAGCTTGTCTTTCTGTTTTGGTATGCGTCCACGTTTAGCCATAATATGCCTTTATTTACAATCTTACATAGAACATCTATGTAACAACATACTACTACATACAACTGCATAACAACGTAATGTAAAAACATAAAACGTGGTAAATTTAGCTGTATTTTGGGCAGAAAAAAAGTGTGT